TCTTCTATTTTCATAGGGTGTAGCCATCCAGAATTTGCAAGATTTTCTCCAGATAGTGCGTAGTGCATATCGTGTCCTGGTCTTTCTAGGTTTGGATTCACTAACTCATAGTCTAAATCTATACCAGAAAAAGCTGAAACCATTTTTGCTAACTGTAAATTATTTATTCTTTTTTCTCCAGCAATATGCATTCTTAGTGGAAGATTATCTTCTTCATATTTTGGGAAATTTTGATTAAGTATATGCAATAGTCCTGATGCTAAACTTCTTGCATGTAAATAATATCTACTACCAATTTTGCCATTATAGTAGTGAACAAATACTTTTTCTTTATTATATATTTTTTTTATTAGCATTGCCATATATTTTTCTGAATCTTGTGTCTCACCAATTATATTCATACTATTGACAATTCCAATTGGAACACCATATGTTCTCCAGTAAGCTAATGCAATATCCTCCTGTGCTGCCTTTGATGCTGCATATGGATTACTAGGCAAATGTAGGTCTTTCCATTCTTTATTTGTTCTATACTTAGATCCTGGACCGTAAACTTCATCTGTTGATATATGTAAAAACTTTTCAACTCCAACATCTTTTGACCAGTCAAGAATATTACACATTAAAGAAACATTGTTAATAATAAAAGAAGCTGGACTTTCTATGCTACGGTTTACATGACTTTCACTTGCAGCATTAATAACATAGTCAATGTTTCCAAATTCATTATATGTTATTTTAGATATTGGCATTGATAAATCACAATTAATTATTTTTGTTCTAATAAAGTTATTATCAATTCCATTAGTTGAATAGGTTATTCTATTTTGAATTCCACGATGTTTAAAAGTTACTGGACAAACTACTTCCCAATCAGTATTTATAAGTATATGTCTAAGAACATGTGCCCCCATAAGACCAGAGGCACCTGTAAGCAAAACTCTTTTAGTCATTAAAATACCAATCTATAATAAGTTGAAATTAGCTAGATATTCTTCAACATCGCCATTTATTTCAGGCTTTGATTTTACCAGTTCTCTATCTATTTTGTCAACTTTTGAACGAGTTTCATAGGTATGAACTTCAACTTCCTGAATTTTTTCTCTTCTTGTATGACTAATAGCATTATAAACAGAGCCACACATAGCATCTGCCAAGTCCTTAGATTTTTTACGAGGGTGGTCTACCTTATTATTATTCATAATTCTAAGTTCTTGCATTTCTTCAAGTAATAAATCTATCTGTGGAAGAATCACTCTTTCTTCATAAATAAGCATTGACAAATCTTCATAATGTTTTTTAGCTACTGAAAGGGTTTCTGTTTTAATTCCAACACTACTTAGTTCTTTTTGAATATCAAATGAATTCCAGCGGTCAAATGTCACTAAGCCTAAATTAAATCCTTTACGTTTTAAATCAATAATCCAGTTTTTTACTTCTGATAAATCTACTGGACCTTCACGTCTTGGCTCCCAATAAACAATTGCATCTACAACAACAATTGGTGCAATTTGATCATAACCAGCAAATGATTGTACGTTTACCCATTTATCAACATGTGCAATTGATACAGCACACTTATCATGTTTTTGTGCAAGGTCAGCATGTACATAATAGGTAGTATCTGGATCAATAATAAAAGATTCTTCAAGTCTTTTAACTGCATCTATTGGGTTTGTTTTCTTAAATGCTGCCTCAAGTTTATCCCTATTTTTAAAGAAAGCATCAGAAACTATAGTTGGTGTACAGGCAAAACGCATCATTGAATCTGCCATATCATTAAAGAAAGATAGTTTAAAATCTTCAATACTTCTTGTTGGATTAATCTCCCATGTAGGTCTTTTTAATGCAATTACACCAGGGTATTTATAAGAAACAATGGTGTCTTCTTCCCATTCAATAGAAAATTTATTATTTGGATCATCTTCTGACATTGTTGGATTAATAATAAAATCATGAGTTCTTACAATAGTTTCTTTTTCTGCAATTACATCATCATACCTTTGAGAAATAAAGTCACCCTTGAAACGAGGAAATGAAAGCAATACTACCTTGCCAAAGTCTGGAAAGCGTGAGTCAACGGATCCACGAAATGCTTTATAAATATTGTCAGCAGTTTTAGCTTGATCATTTCCAGATGTTGTCTCCATTGCAAATCCAGAAATCTCATCAAGAATTGCAAGAATTAAGTTTAAACCTTCTGCAGATTCTCTTTCTGAGTGACCTGAATAAACAGTAATAGATTTATCAAACTCAAAACTTTCCGCTTTTGGATTATATTTACCTGCGAACCACGGAGAGCCCTCAATACGGTTTCTAAAGCCTTTGAAGAATACGTTTTTAGCCTGTTGAGCATTAATAGCAACATTCATAATATCAATAGCATCATTACTAGGCTTTCCAAAATATCTGGAAGGATCTTTTAAACATAATAATTTATATACCAAATAAGCACAGCCAATTGTTGAGGTATAGTCTTTTCCACTACCCTTGCCAAGTTGCATTATTACTTCACTTTTTGTATATTTTTTATAATGTTCTCTACCCTCTTCTTTTCCCATAATTCTAACAAGGTCTTCTTCTTTATAAATTTGGCTAAGACATTCAACAAGTGTATATTGATATTCAGAAAGGTTTGGTTGATTCAGGTACTGTTCACCCATAACAAAAGTTTTTACATCAACTGGAGTTTCTGCGAATGGATTCTCGTCAAGAGCCTCCATAAAATCGCTAATATCAATTGTCAATTACAACAGCCCCTTCATTTATTGCTGATAGTTTTGACAATACTTTTGGCTTACAATGATCACATGTTGAAGTTACCTCTTTTAGAATTCCAATAAGAACTTCATGCTTTTTCTCTGTTTCAATAAGTTGATCTGCTAATTCTTGATTATCTAATAAACCTGCCTTCTGCAACATTTCAAGTCTTTTACTTTCAATGTCAGCAATAAGTTTAATAGATGTAGTTTTTGCTGTAAGGTTTTGAGTTGTGTCAGCAGAATCAATTACCTCATATGCTTTTTTAATTAATGAGGAATAGTGCTGGTCTGCACCTGCCAAAGCTTCCTTAGCTCTTGCTTGAATTGCCTGATTGTTTGCAACCATAGAACGCCAATCAGTTAATAGCGATCTAATTCTTGCTCTTGGAATATTTAAAGTTTTAGCAATTTCTGCATCATCTGCACCCTTAAGATATTCTGCAGCAACCTTATTTACTAAATCTAAATGCTCTACAACATTAACTTCGCTTGACACGTTTACCTCTCTTTACTACTGGCTTTACCTTTTCTGGATAAAATGACCTTGATGGACCAGTAATTCCTTTTTGCATTTCAAAACAGTCTACCCATTTTATACCATTTTTAGGATTAGTTACAAGGCATTGGAATTTAAAAACAATACCGTATTCTCCAGCAACTTTAATTAAATCACCTTTAGTAATCTCATGACCACTTTCAGTAATCATCTCGTACTCTCTTTTAAATGGGTCATTTAATTTAACTCTTTTTACCATTTTCTAAAATCCTATATAAAGTTAGATATCCAATTAAATCTAACACTGTATCTTCACTAGCATATTCCTTGCCATTTTTAATTCTATTTAATTTATCATCAATACGAATTAGAATCTGTTCACCAGGAGTCGCATGACTGAACACATTGATTGGCTTATTAAAAGAGCTTCCATAAGATATATTCTTATTGATCAATAGTTCTGCAATGGCTAAACATTCTTTTAAAATTTCCCCACCAGAAGGTGCTTTAAGGGAAAGATCATATAACCTTTCAAACTCTTCAGTTCTATACTTTTTAAAATTGATATCTGGATATTCAGCCATTATTTTCTTCTACTCTTTCTTAGTCCAAACTTAGCAAGGTAAACATAGATAGTTTCAACCGTAGCATTGCATTCTTTTGCAATATCTTCTGGGCTTTTCTTATCTATTAGATATCTTTTTCTAAGCCAATTTTCATTTGTATAAAGTTTCATAATATCATTATACTCTTCTCAAGTCAAATTTCCGCTTATTTTATGCCAATTATTTGTTGAATACCAGCCAATTCCAATAGCATCTGCCACATCATTGTCTTCAACATCAATCATAAAATTATTATTAACTAATTTAATGGTTCTATTTTTTCTAAACTCACGCTCTTGATTCTTATACCAAGATTCAGACTTACCTGCATGATCTTTTCTAATCTTATACTTTTCTTCTTTTGTAAGCACCTTGTTTCCAATCCAGCTTTGCCATGCTACTGGAACACAAGAATACATCTTTGTAACACCATTCATAGCAGCAGCCCCCATTATGGCTCCCTGGACCATAGCGAGTTGCATAGAGGTTTTTGGAGAGTTTGCATAAATAGTACTCTCAATTACTAAAGCTTCAATGTTAAATCTATTAAGAAAAGGAGTAAGTTTTCTACAGGCATCTCCAGACTTTTCAAAATGATCTCTTCCAGCAAACTCAATCTTTCCATAAGATTTTAATTCTTTATTTTGAAGGTATGCAAAAGCCATTGAATTCATAGAGGCATCAATTGATAAAATATTTTTAGGCATTCCAATATCTTTAAGACTGTTCATAATCAAAAAATTCTTTAATGTCCTTTAGTGCTTGGTCTAGCTTTCTTTTGCTTACCATGCATACATTGCAAAAACCAATATCGTTATAAATACTGATAAAAGTTCCACATCCACCAGCACATCTCCTATTTTTGCCAACTCTAGATTGTGCTTTAGATACTTTATATCTTTGCATAATCTTTTCTTTTGTTGCGATAGACCTGCAATCAGAAGAGCAATAGATTTGATTTCTATTATTGCTTTCAAATTGAGTATCACATTGTTGACAAAATTTGCTCACCTACTCTAAATCCTTTCGTGGTTCAATTTTAATATCACCCTTTGGCTTTAGTTTACACACCTTCTCAAAGTCGCAACCTTTACAAACTTTTGAATTTGAACGATATGGATTCATGGGAAGCTTTTTATCATCAAATGCCTGTCTAACCTCTTTCATCCACTCAAAGAAATAGTTAATAAAATCTTTATA